ACCGTAATTGCTTGGCAGCATGATGTTGACGACAGCTTTTGCCAAAGGCTCTATGTCATTGATAATACGCGGACGTCCCTGGTTCAGAACCAAAACGATAGGTTTACCCGTAGCGGCCAGAGCCTTAACCAGATTGCCGGTATCAACAAGAAAATCAATAGCCAGTCTTTCTACGGCCTCATGCAGGAGGAGCTTGGAAACAAGACGGGCTATTATAAACGGCTCTTTGGCTTAGAAGAATAGGCTGCCAGTAAAGGAGAGGAGGACAATGCCAAAATGGACTGATAAGCCGTGGGAACGTCAAAAGGGCGAAAGCGAAAAGGCATTTGAGGCATTCGTTACTTACCGGGATATGGAAGAAAAGCGGACGCTGACAGCCGTTGCGGAAAAGTTGCAAAAAAGTGGTACTTTAATTCGACGTTGGAAAAGCACATGGGATTGGGCCGAGCGTGTCCGAGCCTATGACAATGAGCTGGAAAAAGAGGCTCACACCAAAGCCGTAAAAGACCGCAAAGCAATGGTAGACCGCCATATCGGGATAGCAATGCAACTCCAAAAGAAAGCCCTTGAAGCGTTGGGACACTTATCAGCCGAGGAAATGTCCGCCAAAGACATCAAGGAATTTATCAAAATGGCGACAGAACTTGAAAGGCTCAACAGAACATTGGAGGAGGATAGCACACAGGAGAGCAGCAACTCCGACACGCTTGCTGACAGTATCATAGCGGCATACAAGAAGCGAAAGGAGGCGGAGGACGATGCTTGACAGCGAGGCTATTTTGTATTATGCCGACCACCCGGTAGAGTTTGTCGAGGACGTTATCGGGGCGAAACCCGACGCACAACAAGCAAAGATACTCCGCAGCGTTGGAAAGAACCAGCTCACAACCGTAAGAAGCGGCCACGGCGTAGGAAAAAGTACGGTTGAGGCGTGGGTGGTTATTTGGTTTATGGTTACGAGGCCATTCCCGAAGATACCATGCACAGCACCGACGCAGCACCAGTTATTTGATATTCTTTGGGCGGAGGTCAGCAAGTGGTTGAGGCACAACAAAGCCCTCTCCAATGAGCTGATATGGACAAAGGAAAAGGTCTACATGAGAGGCTACCCGGAGGAATGGTTCGCAGTAGCCAGAACAGCCAGCAAGCCGGACGCTCTGCAAGGGTTTCATGCGGACGACGTTCTGTATATCATAGACGAGGCCAGCGGTGTAGACGACAGTATATTTGAGCCGGTACTTGGTGCGTTATCAACACCGGGCGCAAGGCTTTTAATGTGTGGGAACCCGACGCAGTTGTCGGGCTTTTTTTATGAGAGCCACACCAAGAACAGAGCGAGCTACGCAGCGTTCCACATCGACGGGCGGAACAGCAGCAGGGTATCGGAGGATTTTGTTCAGACAATCATCAATATGTACGGGGAGGACAGCGACGTATTCCGTGTACGAGTGGCCGGAGAGTTCCCATTGCAGGAGGACGACATTTATATTCCACTTTCACTCGTAGAAAATTCCATTATGACGGAGTTTTCTCCCCGAAAACACCCGGATTTGGTTCATATCGGGTGTGACGTTGCCCGTTTCGGAGACGATAAGACGGTAATCGGCTACAAGGTCGATGAAAAAGTCACGTTCTACAAGAAACGGCAGGGACAGGACACCATGAAAACGGCGGACGACATTGTTATGCTGGGAGAGGAGCTAGTACAGCGATACAAACTGACAGACCCTATCCCGGTAAAGATAGACGACGGCGGCGTTGGTGGCGGCGTGGTAGACCGCTTGCGCCAGATAAAGAGGCACAACCCGGAGCGGTTCTGGTGGCTTGAGGTTTACCCGGTCAAGTTCGGCCAGAGGATAAAGCACAAGTATTTCCACGACAGCACCACATTTATGATGTCGGTTGTAAAGAAACTGTTGCAGTCCTATGACGACGACGGCAGCAGGAAGCCGGTAGAACTGATATTGCCGGACGACAACGACCTCGTAGCGCAGCTTTCCGGCAGGAAGTATGAGTTGACAGAGGCCAGCAAGATAAAAATTGAGAGTAAGGACGCAGTTAAGAAGCGAGGGCAGCCAAGCCCGGACGAGGCCGACTGCGTTCTTCTTTTATGTTTACCAGTGAAGCCACCAAAAAAGCACAGGGAGGTGAGAAAGAATGGCTAAGAGCAAACAGAGAATGGAGGCCCGCATTATCAAGGAGCATAAGCAGCAGGCCCCGGTCACAAAGGCGGACGTATCAGTACAGGTTACGCCGGAGGACGCATTCAACGCCGGAGACTGGATAATGCCGATGAATGACCGCATAGGGATGAAAACCCTTGTGAAGCACAGCACCATTCTCCCTCAGTGTATCAGAGCGTACAAGAACAATATCGCTGGTTTTGGTATCGGCGTGAGATACGTTGACGACGTAGAGGAAACCCCGGAAATGGCAGCAGAGTACAGCAGGGCGGAGGAGATTATCGAGCTGCTGAACATTGAGCAGGACACCAAAGAGGTGTTCGAGGACATCATCGAGGCGAGGGAGACCTACGGAGCTGCTTACATTGAGGTTATCCGGGACGTTGCCGGGGACGTGGTTCAGATTGAGTTCATCAAGGACACGCCCTCTGTTTATAAGACAAAGCCTCTTGAGCCGTACATCGGTTCGATGTACTACCACCACGGGAAAGAGCTTGAGCGTAAGAAACGCTTTTGCAAATTCAAGCAGGAGGTCGGAGGCAAAACGGTCTACTTCAAGGAGTTTGGCGACCCTCGAATTATGGATAGGAGAGACGGCAAGTACCTTGAGGAGGGCGAAACGCTTGACCTGCAATATCAGGCCAACGAGATTATGGAGTTTACCATTGGCACGGAGCCATACGGCGAGGTGCGCTGGATAGGCCAGACGCTCGGCGTAGACGGCAGCAGGAAAGCGGAAAACCTCAATAACAATTACTTCGAGAACGGCAGGCACACGCCTCTTATGATTATGATTAAGGGCGGAACGCTGACGGACGAGAGTTTCGACAAACTGCAGCAGTATATGAATGACATCAAGGGAGAGGCCGGTCAACACGCCTTTATTATCCTTGAGACGGAGAGCAGCGACGGGCGAACAGATTTCGACCAGCAGGAAAAGCCGGAAATCGAAGTCAAAGACCTTGCGAATATCTTGCAGAAAGACGAGCTTTTCCAAGATTACCTCGATAACAACCGACGCAAGGTGCAGTCCTCTTTCCAGTTGCCAGACCTTTATGTTGGCTATACGACGGACTTCAACAGAGCAACAGCACAGACGGCGCAGGAGGTCACGGAGGAGCAGGTGTTCCAGCCGGAGCGCAAGAGCCTCGCATGGGCGATTAACAACCGCCTACTGAACGGTTACAGGTTCCAGTACGTTGAGGCTTATTTCCTTGAGCCGGACATCAGCAACCCGGACGACCTCTACAAGCTGCTTACCGTCGGCAACAACGCCGGAGGTCTTACACCGAACCTTGCAAAGAGAATTATTTACAAGGCATTGGGAGAGGACAGCGAGGACTACCCAGAGAACCCGGACGAGGCAGCATGGGGCGATATTCCGTTGTCTTATAACAAGTCGCAGAGCAGCGGCATGGGATTCGACCTCGGACAGCTTACCATGAGCCTGCAAAAGCAGATTGAGAAAGCAGCTGGGAACCACGACGACGCTGTTGTTGCCGTGATGAAAGAGGTTAAGAGCCTTTTGAAGCAAATGGATAAGGAGGCGAGCTGATATGTGTTTGAAATGCGGCCCGCTGATTAAAGCCATTGACGCATACATCGAAAAGGCAGACGGCAACCTCTCCGACGCTCTCAAGGAGGAGGGCTACACTAAAGCGAAAAAGACCGTCAAGTACATTGAGGACATGGAGGACGGTGTTTCGGAGGCACTTCTGGACGAGACAGATTATATCGTCGGGGAGGTTGAAAAGGCGGTAGACCTCGAAGCCTTTGCAGCGGACATCTGGCCGAAAGTGAAGCTGAACGACGGAGTAAAGGCAAAGCTCGTTACAGTGTTCAAAGAACAGTTCGACAAGTTCATGCCGGAATTTGTCGAGGCGTACATCAAGCAGACGGACAGGGGATTGAAGCTGACGCAGGTATCGAAGCGCACAACGGCATGGATAGAGCGTTGGAGCAGTGACCTCGGAGAGATTATGAAGCTCAACAGCCACAAGGAAATTGAGAATATACTCAAAAAGGGGCTTGAGAACGGCGACAGTATTTCGACCTTTACCCGTGCTATCCTCGACAGTGGAATACGGGACGAGTATTACAAGGCCCGCAGGGTGTCGGTCACGGAGGTTTTGAGGGCGCACAGCGTAGCGCAGCAGGAAGCATTCATGCAGTCCCCGGCGGTTGAGGAGAAGATGTGGAAGCACACCGGGGAATACAGGAACGAACCCCGACAGAACCATGTTGACATGGACGGCCAGAGGGTTCCTGTAAATGAGCCTTTCGAACTGGTAGGCACAGACGGAGGCACATACGAGTGTATGTACCCTCGTGACCCGTCATTACCGCCGGAGGAGAGTATCAACTGCCATTGCATTTGCCAGCCGGTAGTGAGTGAGGAAATCCTAGGTCTTTCCCTTGAGGAACGACAGGCATTGCAGCAGGAAGCCATTGACGAAATGGACGATGAATGGGAGCGA